CGTCCAAGCCGCCTTTTATCTTGACGGCTACGAACAAGCGCACGGCATTACGCCCGAGGCTTTTATTTTTGTCGCAGTAGAAAAGACACCGCCCTACTTAGTTGCTTGCTATATTTACGGCCCTGATGAGTTGAACCTAGCACGCGAGACTTACCGCGCAAACCTAGCGACGTATTTAGAGTGCAGAAACTCTAACAGCTGGCCAGGTTACCCCGAAATTATTAACCCTTTAGAACTACCTAATTACTAAATATATGTCAGAAAAAGAAACAACCCAAACGCAAGAGCTGGCGACGGACTTAGCGCCGCTGTCTGTTACTAATTTCGAGCACGCCCAGCGAGTTGCAAAAGCCTTAAGCTCTAGCAACCTTATCCCGCAGAATTACCAAGGAAACATACCTAACACTTTAGTAGCGCTGGAAATGGCAAACCGAATCGGCGCCAGCCCTCTAATGGTTATGCAGAACTTGCACGTAATCCACGGCCGCCCGTCTTGGTCTAGCTCATTTATAATTGCAGCATTAAACAGCTGCGGGCGCTTCTCTGCGCTTAAGTTTGTAACTGATAAAGCAGGCTGCAAAGCCGTAGCAACTGAGCTAGCAACTGGCGAGCTAATCGAAGGCCCGACGGTAACGCTTGAAATGGCAAACGCTGAAGGATGGGCTACTAAAGCAGGGTCTAAGTGGCGCACTATGCCCGAGCTTATGCTACGCTATAGAGCCGCCGCTTTCTTTGGCCGCCTTTATGCCCCCGATATTCTCATGGGTATGCAGACAGCCGAAGAAGCCGCAGATGTTGTAAGCGTCAAAAAGGAAACAATAGCCGAGGATCTTAACGCTAAGATTTGAGGCTTTTCAGCATCTCAATTAGCCCAGGGTGCGGGTAAGTGTCCACCTTGTCTACCCTGGTGCTATTGTGCGTAAATACCCCGCTCTCGCCTTTTAAGGCTCTAGGCGTTACCTCGAATATATCGGGGTTGTAGGTTAAGTCTATCCCGTACTTTTGCCCCCATAACAGGAGCAACTTGCGCGTGCTTTCAATCTGCTCGGGCGTGTAATTCTCGTAATACTTGTAACCCTTATACTGCAATTTGCAAACGTCGGTTACTTCTTTACCTACATAGCTGTAAAACTTGCCTTCTTTTTCAGTTAGCCCGCCCCAGTTAATTAGCTCTATGCCTATGCTAATTTCGTCGAGCTTCTTATATGGCACGCCGTGCTTCTTAAATACGTCTACTTTTGTACCAAGGTGGTAAGCCCAAGCGCTAGAGGGAAAGCCTTGCACTATTTGCCCGCTGCGATCAATGACGACGCAAGTCGCTATTTTGTTAGCCTTTTTCTCCCATCCTGCAAAGCAATTAGCGCCTGTGCCAGTTCCCGCTGTGTGGTGAAGGTAAATCTGCTTTTTAGCGTGCTGCTCGCGGTTGTACTGCGTGTAAGTAATTTGCTTTATGTTTAAGTCTTTAATGTCCATATCTATATTAATTAGCGTGTTGAGTGTTAAATTGCAAATAGGGCCGCCCCTCGTAAACTCCGAATTTAACGTCAAGCCAACGCCCGCCTAAAGGCTTGGGAGGCGCTCCGCGTTCAACGTGCCAGCCCATTCCTGGTAAATACTCTTCCTTATAGGTAGAAGTGCGAACCATATAGCAATTAACTAGCTCGGGCTTGTTATTTCTATTCAGGCGCTCAATGCTGTAAATAATCTCGGTGCTTTCATGTACGTGTCCGCTCCAAATAATGTCGGCCCCTTCTACCATTGTCGCCATTCGGTTAAACTGAATAGCCCCTTTAGTAACTACCCCGCCGCCTCCGCTGCCGTGGTGGTATTTAATGCGTAGCGTTTTACATTCGTTGCTATTGCTCTTAAATTGATACATTACCCAGCCGCTGTAAGTGCCTAGGGCCTCTTCTCGCCCTATTAACTGGGCAAAAGTTCTAAGCGGGTCTATTTCGTTGTGCGTAGTTATAGCCGTCTCGTGGTTCCCGTATCCTATTAAGTGTATAAGCTCAGCGTAAGGCTTAAAGTATTTAGCGCAGTCGCTTATTACCGCATCGAAGTAATTTAATACCTGGTGCTCTGGTCTTACTGTCTCCTTATTTGCCCTGCGGTCTTTTTTACCGCCCATTAAGTCTAAAAGGTCGCCGTTTATAAGTATCGGGTGCCCGCCTGCTTTCGCTTCGTCTAAATGCCTCTTAAGTAGCTTGCGGTCGCATTTAGGGTTATCCCAATGTATGTCTGAAAGAAGTAAAAAGCGGTAACTCCCCCAGCCTTTTATTTCGTGCATTATAACGCTGGTTTCGCTCATAAGATTAAGCCGACTACAAAAGCCAACGGGGCAATAATACGCCACAGGCTTAGCTTCTGCGTTAGTTCGCTGTTACTCTGTTGTAAATGCTCTACTGCTGCTTTATGCTGCACAATCTCTAAAGAATCTATTTTAATACGCTCCTGGTATAAAGGCACAAGCGCCCGAGCTTTAGCGCCCTCGGCTAAATATAAATTTATTTCAGCTTTTGTCGAGCTGTCGGTGCATTGCGAGTAAACGCCGCAAGGTGCTACAGCTAGTATCGCCGTTAGCATTAAGCCTTTTAAGAATCGTGTCATATTTTACCTGCGTTTTTATTACGGTGTCGCGCAAGATCTGCCTTTTTATTTCGAGCTTGTTTATAGTGTCGTGGTATTGCTCAATTACCGTATCTATTTTACTTGGCTTGTCTGTAGGAAAACTAGGCCCCCAACGAAATATAAGAGCAACAAAAAGCACGCCGAGCAAAACCCAGAGCGCTAGCGATGCTATTATTAAGTCCTTTTTACTCACCTTTGGAAGGCTTGGCAAATTTCTCAACACTAGTAAAGCCCAGGCATAAAATAGTAACCCACTCAACAGAGCTAACAAGCTCAGGGCTAGGGGCTACCTCTACGGGGCTAAAGCTATTGGCAATCATTGTGCCGAATAAAACCAAAGCGCCCAATACTCCTACCACGCGCTTAGAGCTAGTCTCGCCAGCTTGGCCCTTAAACATTTCTAATAGTTTTTTCATTTGTTAATCTTCTTCATGTTAGCAACCCGTATACTGTCCCCGACGCGCTCGGCTTCTAGATCCTCCATTGAAGCAGGAACTGGCACGCTGTAAACCTCGCAAACCTTTTCGAGCAGTTGCACCTTTTCAGCCATTACCTCGGCTTCTTTTACGGCCTCTTTAGCTTCTTCTATTTTAGCTTCGGTCATTTGCTGAGCTTCGGCAATAGCGGCGTGAGTGGCTGCAATGCTAGCGGCTGTCTTTTGCAGTTGCATAGAGTAAGCTTTATAAGGGTCGGCCTCTTTTACGTTATCCTGAATCGGCAGCGCAGCGGTTAGAAAAACGGCGAGTAAATAGGTTGCTTTCATTGCATTGTATTAATTTATAACTCCTAGTTTCTTGTAAGTATTAAGCTCTGATCTAAGCGCAGCCGTCGAGCTGTCCGAAGTCTTAAGCATAGCGCTAAACTGCCTCAGCTGGCTCTCGCAGGCCGTTAGCCTTTCCTCGCACTTGCTGCCCTCGTTATTACTTTGCTTTTCTGTACGCAGGTAAAGAAAGATAACGGCGAACACCATTAAATACGTTAACGCCTTGCTGGGATCCTTGCTAAATTGTTCGAAGCTTACGGGTAATTTCATTTATTCAGGTTTTAAGTGTTATCTGCCTTGCCCTCTGTATTTCTTCTGCGGTGGATTGTTTTTTGAATGCACCCCTTTCCTGCTCACTTTTTTGCGTGGGCGGTATTTGCTTACCGCTATGCTTTTAACTTTAGCCATTTACAACGCTGATGTTTTCAGCCCCATAAATAGCAACCAAAGCACCTTCAACGGCAGTAACAAGCAAAGCCTCTGCGGTCTTGGTTTGATAGTCGGAAACGCTTAACTCCAAGCCACCGAAAACGGGGTTAAAGTCGGCAACGCCCGAAACGGGTTCAAAACCTTGTTGGTAGGCCGCCTCGGAAGCATAGACAAAAGTCGCAACTTGTGCGGGAATTACGCCTTCTTTTTCGCTTTTAATATCAGCGTATCCTTCGGCAATAGTGACAACACTTCCAGCAGGGATAGACAAACCGCTTGAAAGATTTACTGAGGCATTTATTTTAATATACATATTATACTTGTTTGAATTGCGTATTGTTTGGTCTTTGGCCATTCATTTTAGCCCTAAATGTACTATGAACTAAATCATACAAATCAGAAACTTCTTTGGCACAAGAATAAAAAACACCAGTGTTAGTATCAATAATGAGTTTGGCTTTTGGTGCGCCACCATATTTTCTCATTTTAGACAATTTTTGCTTGGTTTCTTCTGATGCCTTAAATCCTTTTTTTGCTTCTGATATTTTTGGAAATTTTCGGCCTGTTCTACTTTGAGATATTTTCTTTTTAGTTTCCTCTGTATGACTTTTACCGAAAAAAGGATTACTACTGCCAGTTATAGGTTTTCTGTTTTTTGCTGCTTCTCGTATAGCAGCCAATCCTTTTTCTGTTAATTTTCTTCCTTTTGAACTTTCTGCTTTTGGGCAAAGATTGCAGCAATTTGGATTCCCAAAAAATTCATCTAAATATCTTTGCTCTATAAAGTCAAGGTGTTTTGTATCACAATAAACAATAGGCTCAAAAACAAAATCTCCATATTTGTTGTAGATAGATTGCATTTTGGCGTTTTTGTGAATTCCATTTTTGATGCTATTCAAATGAGTTGATTTTCTGCGACTCAAATTGACTGCTTGTCCATAATAAAAATATGGATTGTTTTCCCAATAAATTCTATAAATTCCAGCCTTCTGCATTAGTGCAAATCTACCCAAGAAGTTCCGTCATATACACACAATTTATGCGTTGTAATGTCCATCACCATCAATCCTTCAGCAGGGGAACTGATGGCGTTCTTTTGCGTGGTGGTCATTCGGGGAGGTAGGAAGCCTGCCGTAGTTGAATCAATAGCCAATTGAGAACTTGCATATGAATTAGTGCTACCGATAACAAGTTTATTTGTACTGAAAAAAATTACATCTCCAGTCGGCCTTGTAATTGACGAATAAGCAATTTCAATACTGCCCATTTTTGCCGATGTCATTGTCGTTTTCCCATCGTCCGTTGTTGCAAGTAAATTCGTCCCCGAACTATTCTGCACCAAAAGCGAGGTAGTGGCAGAGGTTGAGCCTGAGCCTTTGATGTGGAGTTTTGCACTTGGCGCAACTGCTCCTAATGTCCCAACACCAACATTTCCACCTTGACTAATTTCCATTAAAACCGCTGAAGACGCATTTGAAATGTTGAATCCATTTGATTCGAATCCAGCGTCATTGCGTATTCCCCATTTTAGAACTCCTGCATTTTTTATGTAATATCCAATAGATGAACCAGTATTTACTTGCCCAACAAATGCACTGCCGCCAAATTGCCCCGAACCTGAAACCTCTAACGCTGTTGCAGGACTACTCGTCCCAACCCCCAACCGCTTATTGGTATTATCCCAAAACAAATTTGAGTCAGCACCAAAGGCCGATGAATCGTTGAACTGGATTTGGCCGCTTGTTCCTGCTGGACTGGCTGAGATGGAAATATCACCAGAGCCTAAAAGGCTAGTGCTGTTAATTGTCTTAATGTTAGTACCGCTAACAAGCTCGGCCTGCAAGCCGTTTAGAAGATCAGCCTTTGTTATTTTCTTAGTCTCCGTATTCGCTACGTCAACAATGGGCAGCACGTCTGTGCTTGCTGCACTTGCTAACGCCGTGAGCTGGGTTATTTTCTGGTCAGCCATAGCCCAAAATTAACCGCATTTAAGCGAAACGCTCGCAACAATTTAAGACAGTTGCTTACTTATTTGCTTACTTGTTTGAGGCCACAATGTACCACTGCACCCCGTCAGACTGCACCCAGTAAGTTTCCCATTTGCTAGACCAGCTCAAAAGCTGAGTGTCGTTAATTTGGTAACCTGGGCCAGCGTCAAGTATTACGCTATGGTTTGAGTTAGTCTTAACAAAGCCAAAGCGCAAGCCAGGGGTAACGCTTGGGGGGCTTGGCAAGTCTATTGTAATATTACCGCCGCTAGTGTCGCAGGTAAATATCTCGTACTCAGTCGGGAAGCTTGTAACGTCGCTCGTTACATTTAAGCTATTGCCAAGCCTGCGCATCTGCCAAGAGAAGTCTACGGCAGTAGCGTCGTATTTTAGAGCGAGTGTATAGGTGCCATCTACGCCAGGGTCTGAGGCGGGCGCTCCGTCGCTAACTTCTAAAAAGTCGTTAATAAGCTGGTCGGGCAATGCGCCTGTAATGTCCTCAGCTCTACCTACCTGCTCGCGCAGTCTGTCTATTTGGTCTTGAATATAGACGCGCTCAGAGGGTACTGGGTTATCTGTTTCGCCTTCGCTTATTACATCGCCGTATGTTGTACTAATTTTAAGCCATTCGCCCTCCCAAGTTTCAAGCTGAGCCGAATAAGTGCAGCCGTTTAAGAGCCAAGCCCCGCCGTCAAAATACAAAGATTTGACAGCAGTAAGCCCGCCGTTATCGTGCCAGGTTCCGCGTATTGCGCCAATAAAGCTAGCATAAACTGCGCTACATTGGTCTACTAGCGACTGCTGAAAGCTTTCACTATAGCCAGCCTCCCAGCCGTTGCCCCAGTCTGTTGGTTTTACCGAGGTTGCAAAAGTCGGGCCTACCATTATAGTTCCTAACTCGTATTTATCAAAGCCATCGTAAAATACCTGCGGCAAGTCCTTTACTATGCTATTTTGAATTGCGCTATTACCGCTCTGCGCCCAAGTGTTTTTAGTAAAGGCGTAGGGGTCGCTAGTTGTATAGCTTCGGCTTGCTGCTATGCTGCCGAGAAAATCAATAGGCGTGCTGCTTTTGATACTCCAGCCTGTTGTAAACGGGTTTTTAACAAAATTAAGAACCACCTCCTCAACTGTTGCCTCGACGTGAAACCCTGTAATATTGGCCGCTGGGCCTGTCGTAATAGGGGCGCTAAAGTCTTCTACTATATTAATAGGCCAACGTCGTTTAGATCCGCTGTAGTATTTGAAAGCCTTGAGCTTATAATTAGGCACGGTGGCCGAGGATTGCCAGTAAAGCCCGTCGTAATAGTAATAGAGCGAAGTAGGCGAGCCATCTACGCCGTAAATGCGCCATTTTACAACCTGATAAGCTACGTTTACGCTTGAGGCGCTAGCGCTTTCTATATTAAGCTGTATGCGAAACGGGTAGCCGTTCTCTAACCTGTCAAAGTCTAATTGCATTGCGCCTATGCCAAAGGTTATTTTTTTAGCATAGGCTCCGTTAGCTTTTGTCAATTCAGAGCGGCTCAATCTTACAGGCGGCTGGTAATAAAGTTGCGGCTTGGCTTCCCATTGCGGGCGAGCTGGCAAAGTGCCAAGGCTAACAGCGTGCGATAGCGTGCTAGTCCCGTTATAATTGCCGCTCTTGTCGTATTTGTGAAAAGTCAGCGTAGAGCTTAAATAGGTCGGAGTCTGAGTAATGTAATAGCCGCCGTTATCAAAGTGGATTCTAGCCCCAAAGCCTTGCAATATTAATTCTACTGCCTTGCGTGCGGTTATATAATCAAGCTCAACGCCGCCGAATATGTCGAAGTTATCGACGAAGGCCAAGCGGTGAAACCAAAACGTATTAAGTTTCTCGCTGCTTACGCTCTGAGTAGCACTCTCGTATTGCTCAAGGCCGTCAAATATATAGTCATCCGTAGCCCCGAAATAATCGTCTAGCCCGCTAAGTTCTAGGCACTTTCTAAGCAGGTAAATCCCGCCTGCGTGGTCATTAGTGAACCAAGACTCATCTACAAAAAAACCCTCAATTAAGTTTAACGCATCTACTGCGGCTACTTGTATAACTATCTTACCGTCAGGGTCTGCGCGTTCAAACCGCATTTGATCGGCTAGCACTCGGCCAACATAATATAAATTACCGCTCTTTAGAATTTTAATAGCGTAGCTGCCCTCAGGGTCTGCGCTTATGCCCTGAAAAGCCGTAAGCTGCGCGTCCGTTGTAATAACAAAAGGAACAGTAACGCGGCTAGCTCTTATTGGGTTATCGAAAAAAGTGTCACTTTCGCCCTGCCTTTCGATACTAAACCCAGGAGAAGCCAAAGCAAGCTCTACGGGCGTACTTGTGCCGCTTGGGCCGTCCCATAGTTCGCAGGTGTACTCTGTGCCTGCTATGCTGTAAAAAGTGCCGTAGAATTGTTTAGCCATGTTTCAAAGTTAGCCCCTGGCTTTATCTTTTTCGTAACGGTTCACAGCTAGCCACAAGTCGCGGCCGTCGAATCTAGTAGAAGCCACTAGCTCGCCGCTGCCTCCGCCTGTGTTAATCATAGACTGCAATTTGTCTAGCGGGGCAATTACCTCGGGGTTGCTCCTAGCGCCTGGATATTCGCCCATTAAGCCCAAAGTCGGGCCGCTTACTATACCACCATCTGCGAAGGCCTGGACTTGCGAGCCTTTGGCCATTGCATTTTTAACAAGGGTAGAAGCCGTAAGCAAGCCAACACCCGCAATAATTGCAATAGCTGGATCAAGGCTTTTTAGCGACTCTTTAAAGGCGTCAATAGCAATACCTTGCGCAATAAGCGCCTTACCAAATGTCCCAAGGAACCCAGCTAACGAACTGGCAAAAGACTGCAAAAAGGTTTGCATAGCGTCGGCTTTGCCTGTTATAGCGTCACCTAACAATACGGCGAAACTTTCCACCATTGAAGCGCTCATTGTTGCAAGGGCAGCGCTAGCTTGCTCTGCTGCAACTTCCATTTTAAGAGCAAACTGCTGCATCTTGCGCGCTCTTATTTCCATTGCTAGGAAAAGGTCGGCATTATTTGCCCGCCATTGCGCGAGGGCTTCGAAGTCTAAAGCGGCTGCCTCTTGGTTCTGCTCGGCTAGGGCCATTAGGAAACCGTTGCCGCTCGGAGCCGCAGCAGGAGCAGCTGGGGCCATCATAGCTTCAGTTAATTCTTTAGGCTTGCGACGTGCAGACAAATTAGCCAAGCGCTTCGCTTCCTCATCTTGGAGAAACTTAGTAAGATTCTCCTGCATTGTTACCTCTAGCTTGCGCTTATCTTCTAGCCATTTTTGGTAATCTTTTAGCTCTTTATCTCTTAGCTTTTTGGTTTCTTCGTAGACCTGCTCTTTATAACTCATTTCTGAGTCGGCGGCCTCGCCAGCCAGTTGGGCGCTTAAATCGTAAAGCTCCTGTACTTCTTTGCCTTCTGCTTTGCGCTGTTTAATTAGCTTTTCAACTAGCGCCAGCTTTTCGTCTACGTTTTTCTGGTATTGAGTTTGTAGCTGGCCCTCAGTAGCCCCCTCAAGTTTAAGCTGGTGCATTACCCGCTTGTGCTTAAGGTCTAGGGCCTTTAGCTGATCGTCCTCTATTGCTTTTGTAAAGTCGCTTACTTTGTCGGTTGCTTTTTCGGCTTCATCGCCCAAGCTAGCAAACTTCTCAACAAGAAAACCAAGGGCAAAAATAGCCGCACCTATTCCTGTAGCAAGTAAGGCGACCCTAAAGGCCTTCATCGCCCCCGTAGAGGTTCCAACAGCAACAGCGTAAACTTTCTGGGCAGCAGCTGCGGCAGTTGTATAAATTTCGTTCTGCCTTTGCGCAAGGTTATAAACAGCAACAGCGGCAGAGGCCAAGGCCATGACTACCTGCACGCCGCGCATTACTTTACCTACTTTCTCATTATTGCCAGAAAGCAAAAGCGTAGCCATAGAGGCCGCATTTACGGCTCGGCTCATTGCCTCCATTGCCTGCGTGTTCTGCTCGGCTTTGCGGCTGCCTTCTTCTAGGCTAAAATTAGTCTCAGCTCTAGCGTCGCTCAAATTACGAACAGCGCTCTCTTGATCTTTAATCTCAACCTTAAGCGAAGCAATAGCATCCTTAAGCGCTTTCTGGCGCATTAGGTCGCCCTTGCTAGTTTGGGCTAACTTATTCTCTAGCGCAATTAGATCCTGCTTAAAGCTGGTTAAAATGCTGCGCTGCTCGTTAATTGTCTGCGTAAGCTCGCGGCGCTTTACTCTTAAATTCTCACCGCCTAGCGCCTGCTCTAGAGCTTTCTTAGATCCAGCAGCGGCCTCCTCCATTTTCTTAGTGGAGCCTTTAACGACGTTAACAGCGTCAGCCATCCCCTTCTTGAGTTTCTCAAAGGAGGCGCTAATTATTACGTTTAAGTCTAAGTTACTGGCCATTAGAGAATAATTTTATAGCCGTCTTCCTGAGTCAAGAAAGCCCCGTTTTCTGTTATTAAGTAATTTGCAGCTATCGGGTAAACATACGAATAGCTCAAAAT